AACTTCAAAGATGATGGTGGTTCCGCCACCATTCGACGATGCTTGCGCCGATACCACCGTCTCACCCTTATGCACCATCGCAATGCCGGTTTGCACGATATAGCCGCCTGAATCGAGGTAGGGAATTTGGGGGATGCCTAACCCATTCCAGTCGAACGAGGGCGTGTGGATTGGCCCGACGCCTATGCTCGGGATGTGGATCTGGATACCATCGATAAATGATATAAACCCATTAATGAAGCCAATTACATCATTAATGCCACCCTTGATTGCCCCTACGATGCCGCTCCATATGCCAGATATCAGCGACCCCAGTGCTGAGAAAGCGCTCCCTACGCCGTGCGTAACGACATTCCACACGCCACCGAACCACTGCATGATCGAGGCCCAATGGGTGACCACGAGAATAACCCCAGCGATTAGGGCAACGATCGGGGCAAAGATGACCAGTGCTACCCCGAGCAGCACCTTGAAAATACCCGCCAGATTATTGAACCACCCGATGATGCCAAAAATGATGTCATGCACTTTTGTTCCAAGCCAGGAGAACGCCTCGCCAATGTGCGTTGAAATGGTCTTCCACACATTGCCCAGCCAGGTGACGATTTGCCCCCAGTGCTGGATTGCCATGATGATACCGAAGACGACCACGGCGATGAGCGCGCCAATGGCGATATACGGTAACGCGGTTGCGATGGCAGCAGCGGCAACCGTCCATTGAGCGACTGCCCACGCCGCGAGCTGACCAATGAGCGCGGGTATGGTCATAGCAAACTGCGCAATTTTCATCGCTGCAATAGCGATGCCTATAGCAAGTAGCCCATCTTTGATGACTTGCACCCAGGGGCTAGCGGATTGCATAAATTCTAGGAATTGCTCAAAGCCAAATACCAGATTATCGATAGCCGGAATAACAACGCCAGTCAGCAATGGCCCGATCTGACTAAATGCATTTTGCAGCCACGGCCCGATCTGAGAGAGCGCCGGACCCAGGATATTGGCGACTTGATTTCCTAGACTCTGGAAATCCGCGATCACCCCAGCAAATGACGCTCCCTGGAGATAGCCCATAACTTTTCCGATGATGCCCCCTAGCGCATTGAAGGCTGGCCCGATATTGCTGGAAACAAAGCTCACGAACGCCACTAATTTCGGCATGAGGAAATCACCGACCGTCTGTTTGATATCGGCAAAGCGCTGGCCAAGAATAGTCAGCTGCCCGCCGAAGGTCTTACCCGCCGCCTCAGCAGCACCACCGAACTCCGTTTGCAATTCTTTCAGGATGACGCCTTGCGCTTTGGCAACCTGGTTGTGATCCATGTAGGTCTTAATCAGGTCTTTTTGCTTCTGCGTGAACGTGACGCCAACGCGCTGCAAGGCTGATACGCCGGTGATCGGGTCATTCAGCGCTTTACCGAGTTGGATAGCAGAGGACTTGGTATCTTGCCCGAGTGCTTGCGACATGTCAAGCACGGTTTTTGTGGCCTGTGGAAACACAGTCTTGCCGATATTGGTAAAGGTCAGCAGCATATTCTCGCCGCTTTGTACAGTGTCATCGCTGAATTTGGTGAGGTGTGAAAAATTGCCTGCTAAATCTGAAATGGACTGAGCAGTTTCTCCTGAAGCGTCATGCGTGCTCTTGAGGACCGCGGTCGTGAGTGCCATGCCAGCTTGCGCGTCCATCGACTCTTGAAAGACGCCACCTAGTTGGTCCTTGAGTAGGCCCAATCCTGATTGGATGAGCCCGCCGCCCGCAAAGGCGACGGCAGACGAGAACATGCTTTTGAGGCCACCACTGCTCTTCTTCGCCTCATCAGACACCGAAGACATATCAGACTTGACCTGCTTCACTTTTGAAGACATGTCTGAGATATCCGCCTTGTATCTGACTATCGCGTCTCCGAGTACGGTGCTCATGTGCCTGTTTCCTCTTTGGCTTTACGTTTGGCTTCCTCTATCTCTGCCTGCACGTCCTCTTTTTCCAGTTGATAGAACACAATCCACTCATGGAATTCAGTGGCCGTCATGCGCTCGAAGAATTCATCGAGTGTGAGCCCGGAACCACCACCGCCAAGTTCTCGGTAGAGGAACTTTTGGAAGCGGAGGATTGGGCTGCGAGCAACTTTTTTTTCGCGTCCTCCAACAAGTTTATGCCGATGCCCGACGCCTCAGAAGCCAGGTCAGACAAGGGCTTGAGCCCTTCGCCAGTGGCATAATCTATCGTGCCAATATCGGTGTCTGAGAACAGACGTTTTTTCGTATCAGTCATAATCAGCGATTTGGCGACAACCGCGGCCATCATGAGAATTTCGTCCGTGCCATCCGGCGTATCGGACAGCTTCTCAGCCTGCTTCAATTGAGATGCCTGAAGCTCTAACATCGAAAGCTCTCCGTCAAGTTCTTCTAGCCCCGGAATGGAGAAGATCACCGGCTTCACTTGCAATTTGCGCTGGAAGAAGAGTGCCCGCGCCTCTTCTGCTGAATGTGGCATATACTTTTTTCTCTTCCTCTTTTTATGCATTAAAAAATTCGTCAGTCAATTGAAACGTCACATCCTGAGTAACCACCTTGTTCACATCGTCTTTGATGTCACAATCGCCCGCATAGCAGAAGCCTTCATACCTATTGCCGGTTGGAAGCTGGAAGCTCACAATCAGATAGTCTCTCGCTACCAAACTCTGCGCACGAGCGATGTTAAGCCAGAATGAACCGTACTTGAGCGTGCCTTCGAAGGTGGTTGGTGTGAAGCTATGCGCTCCATTGGAAGCCGCTGCACTTTGGAATGTGGTCGTATCCTCAGTGTTCAGCTTAAACGCCACATCACACATGGCCGCTTCTGCCAGTTGCGCGTAGGGGAAGTAGTTGCCAGAGTGGAACCGCACTAACGCGCCCGGTATGGCTTGTGCGAACGCTATACGCGCATTGGCTCTGAACAGCGTGAATGGGGGCGTGCCAGTAGGCGTGATCGTGGTATAGACGCCGCTTCCTCCTGCTAGACGTGTGATTATCGCATCAGGAGATGTGCCACCTGTCAAGCTGTTTGTGGTACGTGTGATCAACGCTTCAGCCGTCTTTGCCATCGTGCCAGCGAACTCAACTACCCACGGCGTAGCTGGCCCTGGTCCGCCGGTCACGAGCGCATTGCCCGCGCCTATCGATGCCAGCGCCTGTAACCTCGTCTGCACCGTTGAAGCCGGGTCATTCCAGTTGATAGCAGCGGTCGTATTGCCGCCAAAGGTCAGCGTAAATGTGCCACCTGTTGGACTACCAGTGAGCGCGATTTGCTGTACTTCGTCAAATTGCGCCTGGACCACTGCCGCTACCGATTTGTCCAGGTATCGATGAGCAGCGACCGATGTAACATAGGTGAGTCCGCCGTCCGCTGTGCTCGTCGCATCGTCAGTCAAGGCCACAGATGGCAAGCTTGCGATAAGCACTTGACTGTTAAATCCAGCTACAGCCATACTGTGGCCTCTCTTTCTGTGCTCTTAGGCTAACGTCACATTACCATCCATCAAAAGTGTGAAATCGACAGTGACGCGCGATTTCGGATCAGTCTTCACGTGATAGTCGGTGATCCAGGCACCGAACGTGTACGTATTGGTGCCATTCGGTGAGTAGATGAAGGTCGTTTTTGTGCGTGCAAAGAAATTTGTTTCCATGACCAACTGGCCGTTGGTATCCGCCTTATTCCAGGAGCCAGAAAGCGCACATTGCATTTCTAGCAGCGTTGGAACAAACGTCTTGGTGCCGACAGCAGCGCCACCAGAGCCTGAGAAAGCCGTGGTCTCGTCGGTGCCCATCTTGAACGGCAAATCGTGTGTCTGAAGGTCTAAGATCGCGTTGGCACCTATTTTAAGCGTGGCAGGATAGGCAGCTACAGCCATTTTAATCCTCTCCTATCCAAGTACCGTGGTACTTGACTTGTACCTATCTTTAGTGTTACAATGAGCACAGAAAGGTAGGGTTAAATGCCTAAAATCATAAAGGTTCCTGAGCGCAAAGCTCTTCAAGAATTGTATGAAGCGCAACATTTGACTACCCGTCAAATCGGCAAGCTGTATGGAGTGAGCAAAGAGACTTGTACTCGTTGGCTTCGCTCCTATGGAATGGAAATGCGTCTTCCTGGTAGAGGATTGGTTGCGCAAGGGAACCGACAGCCAACACGTGAAGAGCTTATACAATGGCTCCATGAGGAAAACCGCTCGTATCAAGAAATCGCTGATATGTTTGAAACCACTCCGCAGGCTGTTACCTATTGGCTGGAAAAGTATGATATCCCTCACAAAACTGCTGAAATGATTAGAACATCTCGCTGGTATAAAGAGAAAGAGCAGCCACAACTCCCAACCAAAGAAGAGTTCTTGCACCTGTACGAGCAAGGCTGGTCTGTAGAACGTATTGCCCATGATTTGAATGTACATGAAGATATGTTGCGCCGCTTTTGCCGTAAGCAAGGCATTGAGCTTCGCCCTGGTGGATGGAGAGGACAAAAATATACATGCCAGGATGGGCACCTTGTCCGCTCTGTTTTTGAACAACGTGTTGATGATTGGCTGTTTGAGCATGGCATCTCGCATATCTATGAACCTCCTCTCCCGTTTGATCGTCGTTACCGTTCAGACTTCCTTGCTAATGGTTACTACATTGAGATTTGGGGAGTTAGACGCCCCTCTGAGCACTACAATAAGAATTCCGTTACGTACAATCAGCGCAAGCTCCGCAAGCTTCTACAGTACAAGGAGCATGGCCTTCCTCTGATCGAAATTTACCCACACGACTTTGATACTCGCCCTGAGCGTAAAGCCCCGTGGCAACGCCGTTTACAGGTTTTGCTTTCATAGTCACATCTCCTGAGAAAAGCTCTCGTATTCAACCGATATATGTAAAATCTTGTCGTCGCCCGGGTCATTCATCGGAATAGCTTGCTGGTAGAGAAAGTACACAAGCTTCTGCGTTGCCAGCGGCATCGTCTGATAATCTTTTTGATCGAGCAGGAAGTTCATGCGTGCCAGGATCTGCTGTGCCTTCTGAAAGCCGCCGAACTGACTATCCCAAATGTGTATCTTCTCTGTCGTGAGATAGCCACGAGTGCCAAAGGCATGATCTGACTTCTCCAGAGCATCCCCAATCGTGATGTAGGGAAAGCCCTGATTTTCCGGCACGTTGCCGAAGCCAAACACGGCATAGGTGCCCATCAGCGGCGTTGTGAGCAGTGCCATGAGCGTTGTATCGCCAGTGAGCCGGCTATAGATCGCTGTTTGTACTTCCGAAAGCGATGTTTGCGTGCTCGTCATTCGTTCCTCTCAAGCACTATTCGCGCATGCTTGCAAAGAGCCTCTGAATAAGCAGCAAGAGCAGCAAAGCCATCACCTGCAATCTGAGGTTTCTCTACAAAATCAATGAAATCTTTTACCAGGTGTTCGAGATTGTGGACGCGATAGGTCAGCTTTTCCTTATCAAGCAATGCTGACTGTTTCATATGCTCGTCTATGATGGGCAGGATATGAGCGACCTCATCCCGATCTGATTGCTTCTCTTGTTCTGTAAGCTCAGCGTAGGGCATCTCTACCTGTCGCTGCCACTGCTCTGCCAGTTCGCGCCGAATAACAAAAGAGCCATCATACTGGCGTATGCATTTTGAGAACAGGTATTGCATCCACCTGGCCCAACTCGCATGCTCTTTGTC